TATTTCTTGGATGCTGAGAAATCCTTAACTGATATGTTTCAGGGTCAAGTTCTTTTTTCCAAATATCAAATTGTTTATCTAAGGCTTCTAATGCTTCTGTCACAAGTGAATTACCATATTGATCTATATATGGTGGCATAGACCATTGCTCAGGAATAAATAAACCTGATAAACCTATAGTACCTTTATTATCAATAAGATTAGTAGTAACAGCATATATATCACTATCTAATGGTTTAAGAATCATTTTTCTTAAAGGATCACATTGAGATAAGTCACCCACAGATCCTGCTGCAATAAACATACCTGTAGTAATTAAACCAGATCTCATTGCTGGTCTCATGTACTCATAAGTCTGATCCATCTTAGGAGCAATCCCCGCCTCTTCATGAAAGAAGTATTTAACTGGTCCCCCTACACCATTTGTAGGATCTTTCTCAAAAGACATACCTTGCATGGTACCCTTTAGACCCACTTCTGTTTTTCTGTCCCCTTTTCTTACTTCAATCTTTTGCTGCCACATTAAGACCTTGTCTGGAGACATTGGACGGTACCATGCAGTATGCTCATTTAGGAAGGCAGCATATTCCGATAAGAATTTCCAAGAACCTTTCTCATTGATATAATCTTTAAGACTAGCTCCCATCTTTAATGTTACCCCAGCTTCAAACCATAGTTGGTTTAATAACTTAGAAATATGGAAATATGATGATGCTATCTGCCTTTTCTTTAGGATAGCTACATGTTTATAGTTTAGTTCTGCAAGTAATTCATATAATGCCATATGATACTGAGCATCTCGGATTTTAGCAAAGTCAAATTTCTGTTGTTCTTTATCAAAGATTGGTAAAAAGTTTAACCACATGTAATAATCTCTGGTTAAATACCATTTCTTATTATCCTTAATATAAAATACTCCTTTCCGGCATTTAGCTTTTTGATCATCCCAGTATGCTATAAAATCTTTGGATTTGAATGGAGCAGTACAATATACATTCTGTGTTCTAAATACTGTAGCTTGCTCATTAAACAAGAAACTAGTTTCATCAAACTCATATGTTCCGGGTTCTTTAAATATATTAGCTATAGCACTAGAAAATTCATCTCTAGAATCATAGCTAACAGTAGTCCATGTACCATTATCCCAACAAGGAATATCTTGATAAAGCTCACTCATGGTTAACTATCATAAGATAAACCAATACCTCCACGGACTTTACTAGACTGTTCATCCTGTAGATCTTTGTAGACTCCTTTAAAGGATTGTCTAATACCATCAAAGTCTTTTGCTAATGCTCTTATCTGAGCTATATTACCATCTTTACCATCAGTAATCTGTGCAGTAGCTAGATAGTTTGATATTCTATCTAGTGCTTTCTGCATACCCCCGTATGCGCGTGAGGTAGGAGTTTCATATAGTTTCTCACAGAATCTTAATGCATTATATATTTCTGTATCCTCTGTAGAGAATTCTGCTTCTATCTCCCGCATGATTAATGATTCTTTCTCTATATGCGGTGTATGAAAGAATGGATTCATATCTGGATCCGGACATGTCATATAAAATAGATACTGATATATTTTAAGATAGTCATCTGGATAATCATCCATTATATCTTTAAGAGACTTCAGTGTATAACAATGTTCAGTAGGAACAACTGTTTTATTCTGTACATCAAATAGTTTAATCAGCATGTTTACTTCTTTTTAATTTTAGATTTGTTATCATGAAGATAGTGAATAATAGCATGCACTTCATCTACAAGATATGGTACTTGCATTGGAATCACTTCTTTTACCACCGGATCTCCATTATCATCTAGTTTGGCAACAGGATATCCCCACTGATCTTCTTTCTCTACTTCAAATGTTATATGGTGTATAAATATACTTCCTGGTCTTAGTTTAGGATTATGCTTCAATATAATATACATATAAATGCTGAGCTGTAAAGCATAATGATAAAAGTTACAGTCATCTAAGTTGTTTACCGGATGGGACATCTTATCAGATATACCTTCCCAGTTTACATATGACTCCTTCTTTATCTCCTTATTAGTTTTGTAGTCAATGATGTTTACTTTACCATTGACTACTTCCACTAAATCTGATTGTCCACAGATTCCTGCTGATCTTAAATAGACCATATGTTCTGGATACACGCCTGGTTCTAGTTTTTGTGCGGGAGCTATCTTAACACCTTCTCTAACCTCTGCAGGTCTAAATACAGGTATAGTAGTTCCTTCTACACTTAATGATGCTAATGCACACAAGTCATCTTCTCTTTGGTTATGATACCATGTACCAAGAGTGGTAGACCTAGTAGATTCATTATTCCAGATCTCCTGGATAATCTTAGGATCTACTCCAGACCATTTAGATCTTTTGCTTTTACTTACTTTCTCTGCTACTGCTTTAGCATCAAAAGGTTTCTTAAAATGGGAAACAAGTGTTGTAACACTTATCCAGTCAATAGCTTCTCCATCTATACTGGTGTAACTATGATTATCTGCATTAAACTTTATCATCTTTTAAGCATTTTCTATAATAGTATTAGCTAATGTTCTAGATGCTTCATCTTCAGATATCAACATCTTTCTGATACTAGTCACCTCTTCCTGTGTAAACTTACCCTCTATAGAAAGTATCTTTAGTCTTAGAAACTTGTTCTCTGTTTCTAGCTTAGTAATTTTATCTTCTATAGCTTTCAAAGGATGTACCCATGGGTCTTCCAGAACTGTGTTCATTCTACTAAATATTCCATCTGATGTAGTAGTCATAGTTTGTCCAGGAATTGTGTTGATCACTTTATTAGGATCACTAACATATATACCTTGCATATTATTTGGGTCTGTAAACATAATATTAATCTTTAAGGTTTTCTAATGCATCTTCTTGTTCTTCTGTAGCTATAGCATCCCATTTACCTAATGGGCACTCAGAAGAAAGAGACCGGGTCTTAAATGCTAATGAACATCCACATTCAGCACAACAGGGTTGTGTTTTCTTTACAGCACACTGTTTTCCTTTAGTGTCTAAATGCTCACAGCTATCACAGATATCATGTCTCATTCGGGCTATGTCTTCTACAAACTCATCTCTAATGATTGAGTTTTTAATACCTTCTAGGATACCTTTTCTATTCTCCCAGATTGTTTTCAATACTGTTCTCATCTTTATCTCTTTTAAATTCAAGTTTTCTAATTTCTTCTAAACTAATTTTGTGCTCAAGTTCAATTAATAATTCCAACTTATTTTCAATCATCTTCCTATTATAATATGCACCATAGGTAGATGTATCATGTGTTTCCAAACTTTTTGTATACTTTGGAATTGATTTTCTTATTAGTCCTCCTTTTGCTACAAAATGCCCAAGACCTTCAACATTGATTCTTGGGGATGAAAGATTACTTAATGTTTTTCTTAATTCACTATAGTAAAATTCAATTATATCTCTTATTATAGATTCATTATGATCTAACTGCTCTGCAAGTTCTTTGTATAAACTATTTGACTTCTTCGGTATCATTTCCTAAAAATTTATAATCTAAAAGAATAGTACCTTGTGTTTGGATCTGTAATGTTGGATTTATTTTAATAAGCTTTTTATTAGTTGCATCCTTAATTACTAAACCATTTTTCTCAGCTTTATTTATACAATTTCGTACTGTCTGTGGAGATTTAAATATCCAGTCTTCTTCTGCAGAGGCATCATAACAAAAATGAGTAAGTTCTATAGGTTCATTAAAACTAAGTAAAGTAAGACAGTTTAAGTCAGATTCACTCACTGTTATACGGTTAATATAACAATGAGTTAAAATCTGAAACTTTACTACTTCCCACTTTGGTAATCTTACACGTTTTTGTACTTGATTAACAAGTGCCATATGTTATGACTTTTTTAACTTTCTCTCCTTTGGTGCATTTGGAGTATCAGGTGTTTCTAGTTCTTCTTCAAGTTCTTCTCCTTTTGGTTCTTGCATCATCATTGCAAATTGCATTTGGATACTTGCTCTTTTAAATCTTACCTCATCTATTTTAGCTAATATACTTTCATATTCATATTGAGCATTTAAATAAGGTAATGAGTCAGTGTAGAAAGAAAGCATTTCTTCTTTTCTAGCGGCTAATTGTTCTGGAGATAATTGCTCCATTTCTTCAGGTTGTTGGTTTAAGTTTTCCATAATATATTATTTAAGTTTAAGCAAATATACAATAAAAGTTTAAACTAGATATATTTAAAATAAAAAATCCAGGCATACAACATACCTGGATCATAGAAGTTTCTGTTAATTGATTACCAGCTTCTTGGTCTTCTTTGTGCTCTTCTAACACCTTTGTCTACAGCCTTTCTGTTAAATCCATGACAACCTTTTCTTGGAGGCCATCCTTGACATTTAGCATCATCAGAAGTCATACCACCTTCAGAATAGTTTTTCATTGATTTAATCATTGGAGCTGGTCCACCTTTTTGCATTGATTTACAGAAGACCATTGCATCTGTAACTCCTTTTAATCCATTTTTCATAGTTATCTGTTTTTAAGTGTAAAGTTTAAAACTGTTAGAAGATAGAAATCTCTGGAATAATCTAGTTCTAATGTAAAGATATCTAATGATGAGATTCTTAGTCTTAGCATTATTTTATCCCATTGTCTTCTTGAACCTTTCCAGTTGTTTCTAAACTTCATTTTTTATTTTTTTTAGCTAGACGCTTAAGTATCCAAGAGCTAAATGTAGTTCCTACTTTCTCTAATAATTTATTATCAGCATCTACTGTAACTTTAGAACCTTCAGCAGTCTTATCTACTGTGATGTCTAATTTAGGAGTGTCAATCTTAACATGCTGTTCTGTTTCTGTAGCATGTACTTCTACATCAACTTTTGGAGTATCTATAACTACATCCAAGTTTTTCTTGTCTTTTTTAACGTAGGCTCTTTTAGTTTTTGTTTTTACTTCTAGCTCTACATTAACTTCTTTTTTCTTTCTTCCCATTGTTAAAAGTTTTAGTTTATTAATATACTATGACCCTATCTCAAAATGCATCCAGTCATAATTCTTTTCTCTACCCAGGCTAATAAAGCCATGTTTGTAAAATATGTCTATCATCTGTTTATACTCAGGTCTTGCAAACCTAGCAGTCTTACTAGTTTCTTTTAATGTGTTTCTAGCTGGATCTAAATCAATAGCAATAGCCCAAGAATGCTTACTCCAAGCAGAACCACCTCTCATTTTACGGAAGTTAAAACAACCTCCATATAAATCTATACCTAGTTCTTTAATCTTGTCTTTACCATAATGAGCTAATATATCAGTAAATACTGCAAGTAATTTATCTGCAATAAGTTTATGACATCTAACTTTAGTAGTAGTAGTGTCTGTATCCCATGCTATACGAAGAGGATAAGGACATACTATAGTAGTAAGGTATCCTGCTCCTGTTACATTAGGAGTACCATATTTCTTAATTGTTTGTTGGGTTGTTAGCATCTTCTAGTTCTTTAGCATCTTCTACTGTCAATTGTGCTAATGTAGCAGCTACTGTTCCTGCTGTTGCTACATATCCAGCTACTGTTATAATGGCTGCTGGTAAAGCCACTGGAGCTGCAATAATAACACCTGCTATTGTTCCGGCTACTATTGCAATCTGTTGT